TTTAACAACACTTCTTGCTTTTCTTTCTTCAGGTGTAAGTGAAAGAATTCTTTTTGTGCCACCAATTAAATCTGTACCAATTAAACCTTGCTCTAGTGCTTCTAATACAGGTTTACCTTTTTCAAAAGCTTTGTAAGTATCATACAACATTATGGGTGTAAAAGCCAAACCAGCAGCTTTACCCGCTGCTTTAAAATAACTTTTTTTAGCAACATCACCTGGAATTGATTTAGCCATTTCTAGTATATCTGTAAGAACAGGTATTTTTGCATTAAGTTGTGGACTACTTAACATGTTTTGAATTTGTTTTAATTCAGATGGTTTTATTTGTGTAAAAACTTGATTAGGATTTATGTTTGCTGTTTTAAATAAATCAGGGTTTTTTTTCGCATAGTCTTGAAAATTTTTATTTAGATTACTTAAATTTAATAAAGATTTACCTATCTCATCTTTAATATTTAATTTTTGAAATTCTTTTACACCATATTTAAAATTAGTTGCATTGTCGCTAATCTTACCAATGTTAAGATTAAGATCTTTTGCTATTTTTTCTACAGCTTTCTTTTTATTTAAATTATTGCCTTGTACGGCTTTTTCATATTGCAAAGATAAAGAATCTTTAAAACCATTATTAAGATCAGCTTCTAAAACATTTACTCTAGTTAATTGATCTGTGGTTGCATTAAATAATTTATTTAGACTAGATTTAGATAAAGGGTGATCTAACTCAAAATTTATGTTTGGATATTTTGCATTGATGGCATCTCTTAATTGTCTATACTCGTTTAAGTTTTTTTTAATAGCTAAAAATTTTTTAGGATTATAGGTATTTGATTTAGGATTACCAAAAGCTTGATAAAATAATTCATCTATTTTATTTTTATCATATTTAATTAATTTAGATTTCCATAATTTATTTAAAGCATTATCAGATGCCATTGGATCATTAGGTATCCAATCTAATTGAAACTTCATGTCTTTTCCAGCTAACTTCATTCTTTTATTGTAAATATTTTTTTGTAGTAAAGCTGCTTGTTTTTTAAGTTCGGGTAGAGAGATATTATTTGCTTTAGCAAATTTTTTAGGATCAAAAAAATTTTTCTTATTTGTTTCTTCTAATAATTTTATTTGAATACCCTGTTCTGTCTTAATTCTACCAATTCTAGATCTTTGTCTAGATCCGGCTTCTGTCATTACTTCACCAAACTCTCTTAATTCTTTTCTAATTTTTTTTCTTTTATTTGAAAATTTTTCACCAGACATAGAAGCATAATTTTTAAAACCTAAAGTTTTTGCTGCTTTGTCTAATTCTTTTTGGCCAAAGGCACTATAATCTTCTTGTAATTTTTTTAATTTAAAAGCTTTGCCACCACCGTTATCAAAAGGTATTCGTCCACCATCAGCTGCAGGATTACGTTTATTAAAATCTTCGAACATTTCTCTGTCTAATGCAGATTGTGGTCTTTTTATTTCGCTTGCAGGTACAACTTCATCATCAAATAATTCTATGACACGTAATAATTCTTCGTCCACGCTACTCTCCTAGCATTCTTGCAATACCACCACTTGCTTTTTTAATCGACGGTGCTTGATCTTTTACTTCTTTTACAATATCTTCAACATCAATCCCCTGTATAATGTCCGGCTCATTAAATTCATCTTTGTAAATTCGTGATTGAACTTCTGTATATTCCTCATAATTATCTGCAGGTATACCTTTTGTTGTTTCGTCAGCCATGGAAGAACCTGGTGTGTATTCCATAGTTTGAACATCAGTAATCATCTCATCATTTTCTTTACCAATTTTTTTAATTTGCATTTCTCCTGTACCAATATCTTCTGATAACAGAAACTCTGACTTACCATCTTTGCCTTTCATAGAATATTCTTTTATTCTTTCAGAAGGACCATCAGACATTTTTCCTAACGTTTTAATTTTAGCAACTAAATCAAAAAAATATGATGGTGCTTTTCCAACTACTTCTGCAGCTTTCTCTACTGCTGGTGCAGCCTTATCTGCCTGTTTAAAAAATTTACCAACGAAAGGTATAGTTGCAAGACCTCCCATAATTTTCATAAACTTTCTTCTACCTGGTTCATCAGGTCCGTCTTTGTAGCCAATACGTCCGCCATCAGCTGCTTCTTGTTTTTGCTGCATAACTTCTTTTCTACGTAGGTCTTCTAAATATTCTTTGTATAATCTTTCAAAATTTTCTCTTTTTTCTATGCCTTGCCTTTCTTTTAAATACTCTTCAAAAGAAGGTGTGCCATCTGCATAACCCATACGACCACCCATAGCTTTTTTTTCTGGGTCTGGTTTTTTTGGTTTTACTATTTTTGGATCACCTTTACCCATCTGTTTTTGCATTTTATTAAATATGTTATCAAACATACCAATTTCTCTACCGCCCATAATACCTTTAGATGTATCAATAACTTTGCCTTCTAGATCGACAACTTTATTTAAGTCTCTAACTTTTTGAGCAGCTTCTAATTTAATTTTTACACTTTCTAAAGCATTAGGCTCACGTTTCATAACTTTCATAAAACCTTTAGTCAGCTGTCCGATAGCTTGTGCGACTGTCATTCCTGCTTTAATCATTAATAATAATTCCTTTTAGTTTTTTCGACTTTTTCGTCGACGTAATCTTCAGGGTGGTCTATTAGTCCACCTTGTCTAAAGCGCATGATAGCTTGTGTTGTTGAGTCTACCAAGTCATCATGGTCTCCATAAGGAAATGCAGCACACTCTTCGATGACGTCGTCTGCAAATTTCTGCTCCGGAGCCCATATCATACCAGATTCAAACAGAGGTGCAACCGAATTTACTCTAGAATGCTTGTCATTACCTTTTGATGGTGTGAAGTTCATAACCGGTATATCCATCTTACGAAGTTCGTAAGTTAATGGTAAACCTGATGCTTTTGCCTCAACAATAACTGACTCTGGCATCCAATACTTATACTGCTCTAATGCAAGACGTCGTAGTTCTGGAAACTCGTAACGTCCTTTAATTGCATCGAGCAATATAAGATTAGCTCCACTATCTTCATCAGGATAAAATATTCCCCATGTAGTGATTGCACTATAATCAGCTGTCTCCTTTTTTAAAAATGCAGTGTCATATGATTGTATAACGTGATGTAATGTTGGTATCCAATCTTTATCCCAAGTTCGCCACCACTCTCGTTTTAGAATAGCTCCTTCTTCTGCTGTTGGGTTTTGCATCCACTGCGCGTTCCATTTGCCCGTGGGCAGTGTTGCTTGAACCTTTTCTAATTCATCTAACTTCCAATACTCTGGCCACACTGGCTTTGCTTTACTTGATCCGTGGTCCATGATTGCTGGAAACTCGACCACGTGCCACTGATCAGCTTTAGCTTCTTTTTGGTTCGCGATTAGTTTTCCTGTCAAATCTTTATTACTCCATCTTGTCATAACCAAAACAATTTTACCGCCTGGTTGTAAACGCTGACGTGGACCTGACGTGTACCACTCGTAAGCTGATTCAAGAGCCGTGGGCGATAATGCATCTTGCTCGGAATGTGGATCATCGATAATTAATAAATCAGCACCACGACCTGTGATCGCTCCGCCAACACCAGCTGCAAAATATTCACCGCCCTGTGCTGTCTCCCAACGTCCTGCTGCTTTTGAATCTTCTTGTAATCTTGTTTGAAAAATTTTTGTATAATCTTCCGAGTCGATTAGGTTCTTGGCTTTCCGACCGAACCTGACTGCGAGTTCTCCTGTGTGCGTTGCTTGAATGATCTTGAGTTTTGGATCACGGCCCACCATCCACGCTGGCAGGAGATAAGATGCAAATTCAGATTTTGTATGCCTAGGAGGCATATTAATGATCAAACGATTTATTTCACCGGTTGCTAATTTATTAAATTTTTCTGCAATGTGCCTGTGATGGGACCCCTCTATAAAATCGGGCCACATACATTTGACAAAAGATAAGAAGTCTTCTTTGGCTTTATTCTGTATCTTTTTTTCAGCGTGCATTACTTGCAACTGTTTAAATTTTCTGCGTACGTCTGCAGGTAGTTTACTTATATCTATATTATTCAATTCCATAAAAATTTTTTAAAAAATTTTTTGCATCAC